AGAAGTTATAAGTTTAAGAAAATAGAATGAGTTTATTTGAAGAACTGATTGAAGACAAGGTGGGAGATGAAAAGATTGTAAAATCTTTTAAACCAAAAGACATATTATCTAATCAAATATTTGAGGAGGATGGTAAGTCTTTTGTTATGCGTGAGGAGATAAGAAAAACCTTGTTAAAAATAGCAGATGAGTTTATTGATACACTGGGGGTTGAATTTTTCATACACGATGTTGTTTTAACTGGTTCATTATCAAATTATAATTGGTCCAGTTATTCGGATGTTGATTTACACATTTTGATTGATTTTAAGGAAACAGATTATAATTTAGATTTATTAAAGGAGTTTTTTGATGCGAAGAAAAACGTTTGGAATGAAAAACATGATATTGTAATTAAAGGATTTGATGTTGAACTCTATGTCCAAGATATCGATGAGGAACACGTTTCTTCTGGCGTATATTCTATTTTACATAATAATTGGATTATCGAACCTAACAAATCAAAACACAATATTGATGATAGAATGATTTTACAAAAATCTGAGGAATATATGAAAAAAATAGATTCTATTGTTAAAAAAGGAGGCCCAATAGAAGATATTGAAGAGTTAAGAAAGAAGTTAAAAGAGTTCAGACAGGGTGGTTTAGAATCGGGAGGAGAGTATTCATATGAAAACCTAACATTCAAATTACTTAGAAGAAATGGGTATATTGAGAAGTTATTAAAATTAAAAACACAGCTTGTAGATAAGAAATTATCTATAACACAATAAAGAACCTTATTTTTTTCCCTATATCTATGTATTTATAGGATAAGAATAAGTATATCTAACAATTAACAAAATGGCAGATTTAAAACCACTTGGTAGTGAAAAACTTAACGGAGATGACAAATTAAAAAGAATTCTCGAGTTAACCTACTACAACAATAATAACAAATCATCAAAACCATCTTCTGAATTAGTGAAAGAATCTAAAACAGGTGGTTTATACGGTATCGTTAAAGAAAAAGACGGTTACTATGTAAAAAAGGGATTAAACGAAAGTTCTCTTGATTACATCGGTGGCATGTTTATGAAAAATAAGAATAAATTTTCATCATATGGTGAAGCTCTTAAAAGACTTGAACTTTTAAAAGGTCAAGAAGAATTACAAGAAGCAACAAAATATGTTTTAAAACAAAACAAACCTCAGGAGGAATCGCCATTGGCCGAACCATCGTTAGACGCACCTGCAATCCCCGATGCGGGTGGAGATGTTCCACCAGCTTCTCCAGAAGGTGGAGATGTGCCTATGGATGTTCCATCAGAGGAACCTGTTGGTGAATTACCTCCTTCAGATGGTGAAGAAATGGGTTCAGAAGGAAAACGTTCTGATTACATGGCGGAAGCTCAAAAATATGCAGGTAAATTAGGTCAAGAATTAAGAGATTTACAGGATAAAATGGAAAGTGATGATATCAAATACATTTTAAACATGGTTATTTCTGCAGTTGATTTAGATAAATTAGATGATGAGGATATTGAGGACATCGCTAAAAAATTCGAAAGAGAAGAAGATGAAATGGGTGATGAAGAATCACTTGAAGAACCATCTTCTGACGAAGAGGTACCTGCAGAGGAACCCGTAACTGGTGATGAAGACTTAGGTGAAACTATGGATTTATTGAATAGTTTTATTGATTCTCCAATACCACAACACGAAGAAGAAACAAATGAATTAGATTTAAACAAATATGCTGACATTGAAGCAAGTGAAGGACAATCTTATGAAGATGATGTTCAAGAACTTGATTTAGATGAAATTAAGAATGATATCAATCAAGCAATTAGTGAAAAGTTAAGTAAATACTTTAAATAAAATGCATCTTATCTATGTTAATGAAATCGGTTCTGATTATAAAGGACAAAAACAGTACGAATTTATCTTTAGTAAAAGTACTGAAATTGACATGGATGAGTGGTTTATAATTCCTTCTTCTGCATCATCTTTACCAAAGTCACCTGAAGTTGAATATGTGGATTTGGTGGGTTTATTAAAAAATACAGACTTACAATTAGAATTAGTTCAAGACTCCGATTATTTCGGAGTTATTGATGCTGTAGACGGGGTGGTTGCAATGGCTTGGGAAAAGTTTGATATGAATTCGGATACCGAAAGATTAACATTTAAATTTGGTGAATCTTTAGAGAGTGTAACAAAAAAATTAAAACAGAGAGAATATCTTTTAATAAAAGAAGAAATAAAATTCAAAGAAATATGAAAAGGTCAGAATTAGTTGAAAAATTGATGGGAGAAGGTTTCTCAGAAAAAACATTAGTTAATTTTAGCGATAAACAGTTAAATGGTTTGGCCGAGAGAATATTAGGTGAACAAGTAACAACTGTACCTGGTAAGCCATCATATAAAGTTGGTGAGGATGGGGGTTCTTTACCTCCATCACCTAAAGGATATAAAATTACAAAAGATCCAGTTGATAAGTCAACAATTGCTCAACCAGTTGAATCTGAAGTTAAAGAAGAATTAAAAGGAAAACAAAAGAATTTAGATAAAAACCACAATGGTAAAATTGATGGCCAAGACTTTAAGATTTTAAAAGGTCAAAAGAAAGAAAAGAAAAAAGAAGGTGTGGATATAAAAGAATGGGTAGGTGCACTAGCTGAAGAAAATTTTCATAGTTTTACATCAAAAAATGAAATTATGGAATTAATTAAAGTTAAACTTAACGAAAATCAACCATCACCCTCTCAACCCACACCCGAAACACCTGTTAGAGAAAAACCAACAACAAAACCAGGTAAACCAAAAAGAGAGAATCCATTTGAACCAAAACATACACCAAAACCTAAAGCATTAGGTGAGGAAGGTGATGTTAATCAGAACAAAACTAAAATACCTGAATTCATGAAATTCAAAAATTTAGGATTTAAATTTAAAGACCAAAAATAATTATGATTTCCAAGAAAAAATTGTTATCTTTAATCAAAGAAAATTTGAATGAGATGCCAGTAGACTACGGTAATAATCCAGAAAGGATGAATCCTGAATTGGAAAGAAAATTAGCGGATAAGGAAACACCTTATAAAGATAATCCGTCAATACCCCAAGATGAACCAGAGGGAATTCCTTCTAATTTTGAGGAAGTAATTGCGTCAAAACGTTTTATTGATGTTGTTAATAAAGTAAAACAATATACGGGCCAACAAGGTAATGTAACCGATGGTAATACTTTTGGACAATTGCAATCATCTATGATGGGAGCGATGAGGGAAGTGTTAGCGTTTGAATCTGAAAATAAAGAAATGTTAGAAAACTTAGCTATTGAGTTAGTTAAGAAAGAATTGGCTGTTCCGGAGGGCGTTGTACAATATGACGCTAAATTGGTGGGAATTGGAGATATTAGTAACGAAGGTTTTGCAAATCAATCAGAAAATCCAACCGAAGAGGAAATTGAGCAGGAGTTTGGTATTGATGCTGAAGAAGCAGGAAATGATGTAGAAGAATTTATGAGTGCGGTTGAAATATTCAATGACGAAGTTGCAAAAAGAAAGGTGATGAATGCATTGATTCAAGGTTCTTCTAAAAAAGGACACTATATGTTTGAATTGGTAGCTGAAAGATTAACAGCACTTAAACCAAACATTGTTAGATTATATGGTATTTTAATGTCGGTTAACGATATGTTATATTGGATTTTCCCTGACGAAATGATGTTAGGGGGTGGTGGTGAATCAACTAAAGCCGGTAAAGAGGAAGTTGATCCTGAAACAGAACCACCTACAGTTAGAGCACGTGGGGTGTTTTTTCCAGTTTTAGTTCATGAATTAATTAAGGGTACAATGGAAATCATTGCCACACAAGGTTTACCTGACGAAAAAGGACAAGCAGATATGGTAATGGGTGTTACAGATACTTTACCAATGGAAATATGGGATTTAAGATTTGGTCCATATATTTGGGAAAAACTTTTAGCAACATATCCTGATAGATTATATGAAGATGATTATAAACACATTCAAAATTATCTATTTTCAAGAATATCTAAATTATCAACCAAAGATTTTGCTAAATTAATGAATATGGTTGTTAAAGGAGACCCAAGAGCAAAACAAGTTGTTGAAAGAATGGTTAAAGAAATTGAAGATAGTTTAAGAAATGAAGATTGGGAGGAAGATGAATATAATAGAGAAATGGATGATTATGATGATAACGATAATAAAGACGGCGGAGATGATTTAGATGATTTCTTAGGTTCACTAGGAATCACAACATCGAAAGATTAATACAAAGGGAGTTTAACTCCCTTTTTTTGTATTTATATATATGAATTCCAAAATAGAACAATTAAAAGAGTATGCAAAGATTATTAAGGATGCACCATATGCATTAAAAACATATTTGCAAACTTATGACAATACTCAAAAAAAATATGTTCCATTAGAGTTGTTCCCTGACCAAATTCAATTGATTCAGGACTATGAAAATTATAATGAAAACATAACTAGAAAATATAGACAGGCGGGGGTTACAACAGTTACCGCAGCTTGGATTTCTAAGAAATTACAAACAGCTAAAGAAAGTGAACCTGAAAGAGTTCTTCTTATTGCGAACAAACGAGATACCGCAGTGGAAATGGCTAATAAAGTTAGACACTTTATTGAACAATGGCCCGAGTGGATTAATGTTGGGTTTTCTCCTGATAAAAACTCAGAAAGTAGATTTAGATTAAATAACGGTTGTGAAGTTAAAGCCGTAGCAACATCTGCGGATGCGTTACGTGGTTATACTCCTACTATACTTGTATTTGACGAAGCCGCATATATTGAAGCGGGTGAAGATTTTTGGGCGGCGTCTATGGCGTCTCTATCAACGGGTGGTAAGATTATTCTAATCTCAACACCAAATGGTTATGACCCTATATATTACGGTGTTTATGACCAAGCATTGCGTGGAATCAATGATTTCCATATAACAGATTTAAGATGGTTTAAAGACCCTCGTTATACCAAAGATTTACATTGGGTTAAATGTCAAGACATCTGTCATTATATGTTAAATAGAGAACAGTATGATGATAATGAGGTTACTATGCGTGATTTTGACCCTGAGAAATACAATGACTATCTTGAACAAGGGTATAAACCATTCTCTTCTTGGTTTGAATCTATGTCTAAGAAATTTAAATACGATAGACGTAAGATTGCTCAGGAATTGGAATGTGACTTCTTAGGTTCGGGTGATGGGGTTATTCCTGGAGATATTCAAGAGAATATTGCTAAGAATATGATTCGTATCCCTAAGGAAAAGTATATGCAAGGTACGTTTTGGCATTGGAAAGAACCTGTCCAAGGACATCGTTACATTATGGGTGTGGATGTTAGTAGAGGGGATAGTGAAGACTTCTCATCAATTAATATTATTGATTTTGATGAGAGAGAACAAGTGGCTGAGTATATCGGTAAAATACCTCCAGATGATTTAGCATCGGTCGCCTACAAATGGGGAATACTATATGAGGCATATATTGTGATTGATATTACAGGAGGTATGGGTGTTGCAACATCTAGAAAGTTACAAGAGATGCAATATAAAAATTTATACATTGACGGTATAAACACTCAAAATATATGGGAATGGAATAAAAAGGCCATGGATAAAATCCCTGGTATAAATTTCAACAATAAAAGAACCCAAATAGTTGCTGCGTTCGAAGAACAACTTAGAAAGGGGTTTAGTATTAAATCAAGTAGGTTATTAAACGAATTGAATACGTTTGTTTATATGAATGGTAGACCAGACCATATGAAAGGAGCTCATGATGATTCAATTATGAGTATGTCTATGGCTTTATACGCCGCAGATATGTGTTTTAATCAATTAAAGAAAAACGAATCCGCTAATAAAGCAATGTTGGAATCTTGGACAATGTCAGAAAGGTCATATGAACCAAATAAATCATTTTATTCTTATGGTACTGCATTTGACCAAATAGGTTCTATGGGTATGGATAATAATAATCTATATCATCAAAATAACAACATGAATGTAGGTAAACAAGCATATCAAGAACATATGTGGTTATTTGGTAAGTCTAAATAGTGTTCCAAATACCAATAATTTAGTTTATATTATAAAGAAAAGTATTTATATACATGGCAGAACAGAATTACACCGTCTTTCAGAAATTAACAAGAATGTTTGGTTATCCAAACCAAGTTAAACAGACTGATGCACCAGCATTTAATTTCAATAAAGATGAGATATTAAAAACGGATAGTAGAGAAGAATACGAAAAGGCATTACTCCAAGCACAACAAACTCAGTTTATTGCGGACAAATGGACTAAATTAGACCAATCGTTATATAATCAATCTGTGTATTATGAACCTAATAGGTTATCGGCATATTATGATTATGAATCAATGGAGTTTACTCCTGAAATATCAGCTGCGTTAGACATATACGCTGAAGAATCTACAACAATGTCTGAGAAGGGAGAGATACTAACTATATATTCTGAATCAGATAGAATTAAATCAATATTAGAAGATTTATTTAAAAATAAATTAGATATAAACACAAACTTACAAATGTGGACTAGAGGTCTTTGTAAGTATGGAGATGATTTTGTTTATTTAAAAATTGACCCTGAAAAAGGAATCGTTGGTTGTCAACAGTTACCTAATATTGAAATAGAAAGATTAGAAGGTGCAAGTGCAAAATCAGCCAATCAACAAACAGATATTAAATTACCCTCAAGAGAATTAAGATTCCAATGGAAGAACAAAGATATGGAATTCCAAGCTTGGGAAATTGCTCACTTTAGATTATTGGGTGATGATAGAAAGTTACCATATGGTACTTCTATGTTAGATAAGATTAGAAGAATTTGGAAACAACTTTTACTTGCCGAAGATGCAATGTTAATTTACAGAACATCGAGAGCACCTGAAAGACGTGTATTCAAAGTATTCGTTGGTAATATGGACGATAAGGACATTGAATCGTATGTACAACGTGTTGCTAACAAATTTAAAAGAGATCAAATTGCTGACCCAAGGAATGGTAATGTGGATATGAGATATAATCAAATGGCAGTTGACCAAGATTATTTTATTCCTGTACGTGACCCATCACAATCTAATCCAATTGAAACATTACCAGGTGCACAAAACTTGGGTGAGATTGCCGATATTGAATATATTCAAAAGAAATTACTTGCGGCGTTACGTATTCCAAAGGCGTTCTTAGGTTTTGAAGAAGTTGTGGGTGAAGGTAAGAGTTTAGCATTAATGGATATTCGATTTGCTAGAACCATTAATAGAATTCAAAAATCATTAATTCAAGAATTAAATAAAATTGCTTTAGTTCACTTATACCTTTTAGGTATGGAAGATGAATTAAGTAATTTTGAGTTATCATTAACAAACCCATCTGCACAATCTGATTTATTACGTATTGAACAATGGAAGGAAAAGATTACTCTTTATAAAGATGCAACATCTGACCAATCACAAGTAGGTATATTACCGGTGTCCCATACATGGGCTAAGAAAAATATTCTTGGTATGAGTGACTCTGAGGTATTGTTAGACTTACAACAACAACGTCTTGAAAGAGCGATGGGATTTGAATTAACAAACACACAAAATGTTATTAAACGTTCTGGTGTATTTGATGATGTGGATTCTAAGTACGGTATTTCTGAAGAAGAGAGAACTAAACTAGAAGCTTCAGGTGTTGCTGGTGAAGCTCCCGCTGGTGGAGGCATGGATATGGGTGGTGCACCCGCATCTCCCCCTGCAGGAGGTGAAGGAGAAGCCCCACTAAGTGAATCAGTATCTAAAAAATCAAAGATTTTAGGTATGTTAGGTGAAGAAAAAGAAGATTTTAATGTTTTGTTTGATATGGAAAGAGCACAACAGAATATTTATGAAATAGAAAATAAATTGAATGATATCTTAAATGATTAAAAATGAAAAAATTCGGGGTTATAAAAACAAAAATATTAAATAAATTAACTGAGTCTTATGCTAATGAAAATAAGGCTGAGATAAAAGATATATTAACTTTAATCAAAGAAAATAAAGAATTTAAAGAAATGTATTTGTTCTATGAGGAAATTGAAAACAAATATATTGAAGATAAGGAAACCGCAAAGTTATACGTTGAGGGAGTTATTACCATTTTAAAACAACAAATGAGTGATTTAACTACTTTTTGTACATCATTAAATAAAATGATTAATGTAGAGTCAATAAACGAAAATGAAATTTATAACTCTTTGGATGTCTTAATAGAAAAAGACAATCTATCTAATATAGAAAAGAAGGTTAACGCAAAAAAGAAATTAGTAGAACATTTAACAACTAAAAAAGAAATCAAAGAATCTAAAGATTCAAAAATTATATCAAACGAAACATTACTGCAAGCAGTATTAACAAACAATTTTAATGTATTATATTCTAACACATTATCAGAATCACAACAAACGGAATTAAAAAATATCTTATCTATTACCCACGAAGAACTATTAGTTAAAACAACAGAATTAAAAGAATCTATTAACAATCAAGTATCAACACTTTTAAGTGAATCAAATGATACTAGTCTAACAACCAAATTAAATAGTGTACGAGATGAGGTTACTCAAATGACAACATCGAGATACAATTACTACAGATTAACAGAATTAAAAAACGGTCTTAGTTAAGACCGTTTTTCATTTGTTGAACATACACAGCTTTTAAAACTTCTTTTCGTCTATTAACTGAAGGTTTTACAAATTGTTGTCTTTCCCTTAATTTTTGAATCTGCTTAGTTTTTTGAACTTTTTGTTTATAAGTTCTTAATGCGGTTTCAATGCTCCTCTCTTTTGTAATGTCGATTATAATCATAATATAATAAGTATATTACAAATATATATACAATTTTTGGTTTTGTGACATTTTTTTCTTATTATTTGTATAACACCATAAAAAAATATATAATAATGATAAATTAATGAAGACAGGTAAGTACATCCCTTTGGGGGTTTACAATAATGTAAAAATCGGTTATGGTACCGTTGATTTTAAAAACCTTAAAACTGTTTATTTGAAATTAAATTCGTGGGTACAACCAGAAAATGAAACTGATGACTATGACCACACAATTTTAAAAACAAGAAGAAAAATAAAAGAATTTATTTATAATCTTAAAAATCAAAACTTTAAACAACAATGTATTGTTGATTTAGACATACGAACTAAAGGTATTAAATTAGAAAAAAGATCTTTTATGAACTTAGAGGTTACTCTTTATGTTGAAAATCAATTTGATGTTAAATCAAAA